TGAGTTTAAAAAGCAAATGAAGAGGGTGGCAGGACACGAATTCGGCGGATAATATGAAAACATATAAACAAATAGAAGCAATAGATGCAATATGCGAACAGCAATATCAAGATGAGGTTGTTGAGAAATACGAAGGCAAGACACTAAATAACCCTACACGTTCACCTGCAGGTTCTGCATCTAAGTTCCATGTATATGTAAAGAACAAAAAAGGTAATGTTGTAAAGGTAAACTTTGGTGATCCTAATTCAGAGATTAAAAGAGATGACCCTGCTAGACGTAAAGCATTTCGTGCAAGACATAACTGTGATCAGAAGAAAGATAAAACAACTGCAGGATATTGGTCATGTTACCAATGGAGAGCTGGATCAAAGGTAGATAGTTAATGTTAAGCTTTAACGAAAAGGTACAAGAAGATACAGGTATGCGTATAATTGATTTGCTTCCGAAGAAGGTGAAGCGAATGATATACAGACACCAACATCAAGACAAGTATAAAGCTGCATTATTAATGGTCAAAGCTTTAAGAAAAGACCCTGATGTAATCTCAAGAGGTCTATCTAAAAATAAAATTAAAGCTATTGCAGCTGATCACTTTGGTTTAAACCATAGAGAGTTTGATAGAGTACTTGATCGTAAGACAAGATATGAAGAGAAGACTCCTACAAGACCACAAGAAGATGATTCAGGTTGGGTAGAAGAATATATCGTAGAAGCTCCACTAGGACCCGCTGATCTTGCAGGTGTTAATAATGACACTGGTGAATTAAGAGTAAACATCCTTAAAAAATTAATTAAAGATGGTACACCTATTAAAATGGTTCCAGGCAAAGGACATAAGAATGATTTGTACACAGTGACAGATAAAAAGGCAGCATTAAATGCCTTAGATCAATTTACAAGAGATGGTAAAAGCTTTTCTATTGGTACAAATGATGGTAAGAATGTATTGAGTAGTCATATCTTTAAGTCTAAACTATTTGGTGGTGAAACAGGTGGTGCAGGACCAGGAACAAAAGCCACAGCCGAAACTGAAGCAGCACAAGCATTATGGTGTGCCGCTGTTACAGCTGAAGGAAAGAAAACGTATGAATACTTCACTAATGAAATTCTAAGTAAACATACTAATCGTGCATTTACTGGTGGTACTAATCTTAAGACTATGTTAGGTATACCAGAAGATTGGAGAAAGAGTTCGTACTTATCAGCAGTGGTATTACTTGATGGCGGATTTATTAATAAGAGTCAAACATTTCATCGCGATGATTTAAAGATGAATGATATATACTCAAAGAAAAAAGATGCATATAGAAACAACGAGATGAAGAATCTAAATAATGATAAATGGAACCCTGGTGATATATGGGCCCTTGATAAAAGCTTTAATGCTGAAAATATACCAGTACTTACTGTTCATGCTTTAAATGTATATATGTTAGAAGAGTATATAGCAAGAAGAATTGTGGGCATATCCCTTAAGATAGTTGATAAAGGTGATGGAAACTTTAAAGAATATAACAAAGAAGTACCAGTACCTACTGATGACTATAAAGTTGATAAGATGTTTGTTAAAGGTGCGAAACGCGGAAGTTTCTGGAGTACAAAGAGAGGCAGTATAACGTCTAAAGAAGGTATGAACCTTCAAATAGCTGCTAATAAATCTTTTGGTACAATGAAAATTGAGATCACAGGTAAAGGTGCAAGAGGTGGAGGTATAGGTTATGGCCCAATCGAAGACACACTTGAATTGCTTAAAATGCCTAAGATAGAATCAAACTCTAATCTTGTTAAAATGGCAAATGCTATAGCTGATCCAGCAAAGAAAAATAATAAAATACGTAGAGACTTTTATAATAGAGTATCTAAGTTTGAAAAGATGACTCGTAAAACATTTGATGAAGAAGTTGCAAAGAAAGATGCATCATGGATACATTCTAAGCTGGGTGTTATAGCTATCCTTGAGGCATTTAATAATGCATCTAAAATAAAAGCAAATAGACTAATAACAAGGATCATTAATTATGCTGGATCTAAATCAGAAGATGCAAGTGTATACGTTAAGGTAAGTAATTAATATGAATTTAAAGACACACATAGCAGAAGCAAAGAATACTCACATGACTCATATTGAGGACATGGTGATTGACGGTGGTGTACAAGGAGCAAGGTCAGCTATCTTTGCATTAAGAGATTTAAGAGACATGTTAGCTGGTCATACGAATGATCAAAAACAAGTTACAGTCAAATGGGATGGTGCACCTGCAGTATTTGCTGGTATAGATCCATCTGATGGTAAGTTCTTTGTAGCAAAGAAAGGAATATTCAATAAGAATCCTAAGGTGTATAAATCAGTAAAGGATGTGAAGGCTGATACCTCTGGTGATCTAGCAAAGAAACTTACAATAGCATTTCAAGAATTAAGTAAACTTGGTATAAAGAAAGGAGTCTACCAAGGTGATATTATGTTCACTAAAAATGACTTAAAGAAAGCAACAATTGATGGTGTGAAGTATGTAACTTTCCACCCTAATACTATAGTATATGCAGTACCTGTAGAAGCAGCGCAAGAGATTATGAGAGCGAAGATCGGTGTAGTGTGGCATACTTATTACTCAGGCTCAACCTTTGAGAAAATGAATGCATCATTTGGTGTATCCATTGGAGCATTTAAGACAGTTCGTTCGGTATGGCAGAAGTCTGCCAACCTTCCTGACATATCTGGTTTAGCCACATTAACTAAAAAGGATACTGATGAAATTACGAAACACATCTCGAATGCAGGAAAGCTCTTTCAAAAAATCGCTGCCACTACGCTTAATGACGTGGCTACAAATAAAGATATTAACTTATTTATTAATACCTTTCGCAATACGAAGGTTAGATCACAAGATGAAGTCACGGACTCCAAAGCGTACGTTAGTGAGCTCATCTCATGGATATCATTACGTTACGACACCGAAAAAGAAAGGCTTAAGAGCGATGCTGGGAAGGATAGGAAGGAACAAGCAAAACTGGCAGCCTTAGAATTCTTTTCAGATGAGAACAAAGATGGTCTTATAAGTATGTTTGATATGCAAAATGAATTAGTCATGGCTAAAAAGAAGCTATTAAAACATCTGGACAGTATGGATAGTATAAATACATTTGTAAAGACTAAAGACGGTTTTAGAGTAACAGGAGCTGAAGGCTATGTTGCTATAGATCATTTAACTAATGGTGCAGTGAAGATTGTGGATAGGATGGAATTTTCCTATAATAACTTTAGTAAAGACATAATTAAAGGATGGGAGTCCGAATCACGATGAAGACGCTTAAAAAAATACTGGAAGCCAGTACTGACATTAATCCAGAATGGACTGCAGCGTTTGATCGTAAAGTTAAAGACAAAGTGAATATGCGTGATTGGATGAACGTCACTAAGACGTATATATCTAAGCGTGACTTGGGTGCAGTTCCATTAGAAGGAATATATCCTAAGAATGCTAAAAAATCAGGTATTCGCCAAGGGAGATTTATTATGCATGATGTAGATTCAAAATACATTGTGCATAAAAAAGCAAATGCTACACAGTTTATTACTTATGGAGATTTAGGTAAAGAACTAGTAGTTGCAATTATTAAAAGTACTGTAGATCCAGAATTTAATCGGAATGCCCCTTGGAATGTAAAAGTAATATTACCTGGGCCAAAAAACTTGGCAATGAAAACATTCAATTCAAGATGGGTTCAGAAAAATGGTGGTGGCGGTTATGCGCTGGTGTTAAAATGGGTGGCTTCATTTGAGTCAGATATAGAAGCTGCGTATAACAATTTAAGTAACTAGGAGAAGTTATAAATGAAATTAATAGACAAATTAGTAAAAGAATTTACCTCACTAGAATCAGTTATGAAGTCTCGTGTTGCGGGATCAAAAAGAGTTCATCATTCAGAGTTAGTAAAAGATATGGATCAATCTGCTATGATTGATTATATGATGAAAAATCCAAAGTTTGCAAAGGCAGCAGCAAAGGCAAAAGTAAAAAGAAATGATATCTACTTTGATGATAATGAACTTGTCTTTGGAGATAAAACAGTTGCTAAATTTGATAAGAAATCTAAAGTATCAGATTTAATGCAAAAGATTAAGTAATGTCATTGCATAGCTTTAAAGAACACTATCTTGAGGAGGCTGCAGCTGAAACTGTAACCTTAAATTGGGGTCGGTTTAATCCCCCTACTATTGGTCATGAAAAGCTTTTAGACGTATCTATGTCTAAAGGATCTGGTGTACATAGAGTATATGCCACACAATCACAAGACAACAAAAAGAATCCTCTCGATTGGAAAACTAAAATTAAGTATATGCGTAAGGTATTTCCTAAACACGCAAGACATATACTTATGGATAAGAGAGCAAAAACAATATTCGATGTTCTTACCATTGCACATGATGATGGATTTAAGAATGTAGAGTTGTTTGTTGGTCAAGATCGATTAAAAGAATTCGAAACATTAGTCAACAAATATAATGGTGTAAAGGGTAGGCATGGTTTCTATGACTTTGTAAATATTAAAATACTAAGCGCTGGTGATCGTGATCCAGATGCAGATGGTGCGGAAGGTATGTCAGCTTCTAAAATGAGAGCTGCAGCAGCCGGTAATGATCTTGTTGCATTTACAAGAGGCCTACCACCAAGATTTAGAGATGCTGAAGGACTGATGAATGCAGTTCGTTCAGGTATGGGTTTAAAAGAAGAGAAATCTTTTAGACAAGATGTAAAGTTAAAGAAGGCTTCAAATCTTCGTGAGAAGTTTGTGGCTGGTAAGTTATTTAATGTGAAAGATCCTGTGAAAACAAATGATGGTCAAGAAGGTGTTATAGATACACTAGGAGCTAATCATGTTAAAGTGAAGATGAAAGGAGACGGTGAGTTTAGAAACTTCTGGCTCCAAGATATATGTTTAAATAATTAGGAGATAAATTATGTCAAATTTGGCAGGTGTAACAAAAGATATGTATCCAGAAGGTACAGTAGCTACAACTGAAGGTTTATTTGGACCACATGGCGAAGTACTTTTAGGAGTTGCAGTGACTCAAGCAGAAATGGATGAGTTTAACGGAACAAGCTCGGACTTACCAGCGACTGGCGCTTCGGCTACCAGTAGCGCTAGTCCAAAACCTAAAAGGGTAACAGCAAAATCCACAAAAGAAGAGATGGAGATAGCAGGCCGTGATATGGGCATTGAGCTTGATAGGCGCAAGTCTAAAAAGTCTTTATGGACACAATTAAAGAAAGTAATGAAATAAAACTTAATAAATATATATTATGGAATTGACTAAGAATAACTTCGAGTTATATGCAGCCTCGCATTATCAGAAAGATAAGTGGGCAACTGATGAAGACTTTAAAGAAGACATATCTAGATTTAAATACATCAATAGGTTAGTCAATAGGTATTATCGTGATGATGATTTAAAAGAACGATTGATACTAAACCATATTATCGTTTTAGGTAATGTGCTAGGACCATCAATATGTGCAGAGATATTAATGTCGAAAACACATCCGGTCTTACAAAGTATTATTAAAACCTTCTTGGTATATTTAAACTATTTACCAGAAGACGATTATGTTGAGGTTCCATTAGACTCAACTGTTATAGACGTATTAAGGAAGTTATGAGCCAATATTTAAAAGAAGGTGCTGTAGATTTATTCATAACGTATAAATTTGTTAAGCTACTTACTACACCTTGGAAAAAGACAGAGGCATTTGATGCAGGTGTTATTGACGCTAATGGAAAATTACTAGTTAAAGTAAAAGATCAAAGCTCAGCTCAAAAGAAAACTTATACTATATTCGAAAGATTAGTCTTTAACATAAAAAGAATTTTAGAGAAAGTACCATTCGGTAAATCTAGAATAGCTTCTTACGCTGCTGCGTTGTTTCTTCTCAAAGAAGAGACGGGCATGGAAGAAGCAGATATCCTCAAGGTGATTGAGGATTTGGGTCATAATACTTCAATCGATTTAAATGAAGAGTTCAAAGATCTTCGTGAGGGTCAGCACATGCTAAATCATGATTTAATGGAAAGTAAGAAAGGGACAATTGTGCATTTAGATGATATAGAACCAGTTGGCCAATTCGCTGGTGTTCCTATATATAAAACACAAGAAAATATTTTTATATCTGTAAACAATATATTATAAGTATGTACTTTCACACTTAGTGTGATATAATATATTAATTTAATGGAGTGACATGACGTCTATTTACGTAACCAAGCGCAGTGGTGAAACTGAGCCATTTAACATTAATAAAATTCACCGTGTTCTGGAATGGGCGTGTAATGATTTAGTAGGAGTATCGGTATCAGAGATTGAGATCCGTGCTAATGTACAATTATATGATGCCATGCAATCCACATCGATTCATGATCTCTTAATCAAATCCTCATCAGAGCTTATTACAGAAGCTACACCTAACTATCAAACAGTAGCAGCCAGGCTAATCAATTATAAACTCAAGAAGATTGTATATGGTGACAAGGACCCATGGCCGCTCAAAGAAATCATTGACCATAACATTGAAGCTGGAGTCTATGACTCAGATATATTAAACATGTATTCTGATGCTGAATTAGATTATATCAATGAACACATATTAGACCATTCAAGAGATGATGACTTCACATATGCTGGTATGGAGCAGATGAGATCAAAGTATTTGGTACAGAATAGAAGTGATGGTACTATATACGAAACCCCTCAGGTGTTATACATTATGATTGCCATGACATTATTTGGTAAGTATAATGGTAGACGTATGAAATATGTAAGAGAATTCTATGATGCTATATCACAATTCTATATCTCATTGCCTACACCTATTATGGCTGGTGTACGAACACCTACAAGACAGTTTTCGTCATGTGTAGTACTCGAGACTAATGATTCACTTGACTCAATCAATGCAACATCCACCTCAATCGTTAAATACATTTCAAAGAAAGCTGGCTTAGGTATTAATGCTGGTAAACTCAGAGCGGTGGGTTCACATATTGGTGATGGTTCTGTTGTACACACTGGTCTCATACCATTCTTAAAGTTATTCCAAGCAAGTGTAAAGTCTTGTTCTCAAGGTGGAGTACGTGGTGGTGCAGCAACTGTTTATCTACCGGTATGGCATTATGAATTCGAAGACTTAGTTGTATTAAAGAATAATCGTGGTACGGATGAGACTCGTGTACGTAACATGGACTATGCATTCCAATTTAATAAGCTTATGTATGAGAGACTATTAACTGGTGGGAACATTACTTTCTTCTCTCCCAATGATGTCCCTGGATTGTATGATGCATTCTTTGAGGATCAAGATTTATTTAAAGAGTTATATGAGAAGTATGAAAGGACCCGCAAGATCCGTAAGAAGTCTTTACCTGCTTTAGAAGTATTCTCTCAGTTCTTGACTGAACGTAAAGAGACAGGAAGAATCTATTTACAAAATGTAGATCACGCAAATACACATGGTGCATTCATCGAGAAGCAGGCCCCGATACACCAGTCGAATCTTTGTTGTGAGATTAATCTACCGAGTCATGGATTAGAATCATATGATGATGCAAACAAAGGTGAGATTAGTCTATGTACATTAAGTGCAATCAATTGGGGATTAATCAATGATCCGAAGGACTTCGAGAAGTATTGTGATTTAGCTGTACGTTCTCTAGATGCTTTACTTGATTACCAAGACTATCCTATTGTTGCAGCTCAAAGATCAACCATGAATAGAAGACCATTAGGTGTAGGTATTATTAACCTTGCATACTTCTTGGCAAAGCGTGGATTAAAGTATGATGCTGATGCTCTTGAAACTGTTGATGAATATGCAGAAGCATGGTCATATTATTTGATTAAAGCGAGTGCAAACCTAGCAAAAGAGCGTGGTACATGCTATAAAAATCTCGAGACTAAATATGGACATGGTATCTTGCCAATAGACACATATAAATCCGAGGTCAATGAATTAGTCAAACATAAGGAAAGAATGCCTTGGAAGTCGCTCAGGGCGCAGCTTTTAAAGGACGGTATAAGAAATTCAACATTAATGGCTATTATGCCTGCTGAAACATCAGCTCAAATAGGTAATGCCACAAATGGTATTGAACCACCTCGTGCACTTGTATCATACAAGCAATCCAAGGACGGAGTCATGGCACAAGTTGTACCACAAATACACAACCTGAAAAACAAGTATGATCTACTATGGGATCAGAAAGGACCCGATGGTTATATAAAGATCATGGCTGTTATTCAGAAGTATGTAGATCAAGGTATGTCTATTAACACCAGTTATAATCCAGCTCAGTATGAAGATAACAAAGTTCCGATGAGTGATATGATGAAGGATCTTGTTACATTCTATAAGTATGGTGGTAAACAATTGTATTACTTCAATACGAATGATATGGCAACTGAAGATGAGTCTAGCCAAGATTATACAAGGGAAGACTTTGATACACAACAAGAGTATGATGACTATTGTGAATCATGTGTTTTATAGAAAAATATTCTATGAAACTATCACATTATAGAATAATTTTACCTTTTTAAACTATATGCGCAAAATAGTTCCATTTACAGTGTACAAAGTATATAAATTATGTTATAATAGTTCCATGTTATCAAGATTAGGTTATATATAAATAATTATGGAATTCTTAAATTACTTTACATTAGGGTTTATTCTTACCCTCGGGGTCATAGGATTGTTATCCAACGCCCTTTTCCCAATTTTCCTTAAACTAAATAATGAGCTAAATGAAAAGTTTAAGGACGAGAACCCTTCGAGACAAGGCTAAACTACTTTTTAAAAAACGACATAGGAGAATATATGTTAGATAAAATCACAAGCGGCGTTTCAGCTGCAACGGCTATTGCCATGTCACTAATCGGTTTAGCAATCATGCTACAAATCGTATTTGGTGGATCAGTACCTTTCTTAGGCGGTGACGTCATTGGTACAATTATTGGTATAGTTGCCCAGCTCGGTGATGCTGGTTTAGTAGGTTTAATTTCTGCGGCGGTATTGTGGAAGCTACTAACTCATGATGATGCATAACATTCATTCAATAATGAAGTGAGTTAAACGACGTAAAGGTAAAAGTAGGAGCACTTAACACGTGGGTTCAATTCCCACCTCCTCCACCTAATAATATTCAGGTAGTATTATTAAATGGGGGAGACAAGGCATCGATTAGGTAGCAGATCCGCTTGAGACTCGTCAGTCAACGAAGACTTAAAAATGAAAATTTAATCGGCAATCAGTCAGATTATTTGTTAGCTGCATAAAGCTAACTGAGGTTTTCTTCCGGAGTTCCTTATCACCAAATACTCCGGATCTTCTTTTTTATACATACCCATATGATAACCTTAACAGACGCTGCCGCTGACAAATTAAAGACTCTGATCACAGGGAGTAAGCAATTGCGTGTGTTAATCAAAGGTACGGGATGTTCTGGTATGGCATATCATTTAGAGTACAATATAATGCAAACAGATATGGATGACTTGTTTATTGTAAAAGATATACCTATTGTAATTGATCGTAAATCACAAGTATATGTTGATGGTGCTGAGATAGATCATAAGACAAAAGGATTGAATGAAGGATTTGAATTCTCTAACCCTAAAGAAAAAGCAAGATGTGGCTGTGGAGAATCGTTCACAATATAGATGTACATTTAAGTATTATATGATATAATATACACATGAGTATAATGAAAGAACCACTAGGTGATGGTACAGCAAGAGTCACCAAATTCGAAGACTATCAGAAATATAAATTTGACAATCCAGAAACTATGTGGATGGAAGACTATCCGTCAATTATATTCCCTGACTGCGTGAGAGATATACATATAACTGAGGATAAAGAATGAATATATTTTATTTAGATAGTAATGCAAAGACCAGTGCGGAGATGCACTTAGATAAACATTGTAGTAAGATGCTTGTGGAATACGCACAGCTTATGTCTACAGCCCATCGGGTATTAGATGGTACAGAATATTATGACAAGAATAAAATAGGTTCAAAGATCAAACGCTGGCGTCATGAGGAAGATACACTATATAAAGCTTCACATGTCAATCATCCGAGCAATGTGTGGCTTCGACAAAGTATAAATAATTACGCATTCCTCTATGAGATGTGGTGCCATCTACATGATGAATTTGTTATACGCTATGGCAAAGATCATATGTCATACGTAAAACTCAAAGAAGTATTAAAGAGCCCACCGCGTAATTGTGGTGATAGTCCATTTACACAACCGACACAAGCCATGCCTGACGATGTCAAGCATAGTGATTCAATCACTGCCTATAGAAATTATTATATGAAATATAAACAACACATTGCAGCATGGAAAACGGTTAAACCAAATTGGTATACTATATGAAGAAATCAGTATTTAAAATAAACACAAAAAATCATCTAGACAAAGATCTATTCTTTGACGAAGGTGTAGACGTAGCAAGATACGATATTGTTAAATATCCACAATTGCAAAAGTTATATGAAAAGATGTTATCGTTTTACTGGACTCCAGATGAAATCGATGTCACAAAAGACAAGATTGATTTTAATAAGTTAACAACAAACGAACAACACATCTTCACATCCAATCTCAAAAGACAAATCTTATTAGACTCAGTACAGGGCAGATCACCTGACTTGGCTTTATTGCCACTTGCAAGTAATCCTGAACTTGAGTTACTCATTGAGACATGGGCATTCTTTGAGACTATTCACTCGAGATCGTATACTCACGTTATCAGAAATGTGTATCCTAATCCATCAAAAGTCTTTGATGAGATCACTTCGATACCTGCAATATCCGAGTGTGGTAATGCAATCTCAGAACATTATGACAACCTGATCAATTATAGAGGCTCTCACGGTAGCTCTAAGCATAAAAAGCTGTTATATCTCTGTTTAATAAGTATATACATATTAGAAGGGATACGGTTTTATGTGAGCTTTGCATGTTCATGGGCATTCGCTGAGTTAAAGCAAATGGAAGGTAATGCAAAGATTATTAAGTTAATTGCAAGAGATGAGAACTTGCATCTTGCAGCATCACTAAATATTATTCGTACACTGATTAAAGAAGATGAGGATTATGTGAAGATTAAAGAAGAAACACATAATGAAGTAATGAATTTATTTGAAGATGCATTAGTACAAGAAGAGGAATGGTGTGATTACCTATTTGGTAATGGTTCAATGATTGGATTAAACGCTGACCTCTTGAAAGAATATGTGCGTTGGATTGGAGCAAAGAGAATGAGATCTCTAAACTATCCTGTACCATTTTCGGTACACCAGCATAACCCACTACCATGGACAGAGAAGTGGATTAGTGGCGGAGCAGTACAAGTTGCTCCACAAGAAACAGAAATAACGTCTTATGTACTCGGTGGAGTTACACATGACGTGGATAATAAATCATTTGAGGGATTAAGTTTATGAGTATAGCAGTAGTGTGGTCTAAGGACGATTGTATGTATTGTACAAAAGCAAAAGACTACTTAAAGAAAAAAGGTATTAATGTAGAAGAGAGAAATGTGCAGTCAGGTGACTGGACTATGACACAACTTCAAGAAGCTGTTCCAAATGCAAGAGCATTTCCACAGATCTTTATTGATGGTAAATATGTAGGATCATATGACAAGATGATGGCACATGTTCAAATGGGAGAATTAAGTTTATGATATGTCATGAATGTAATAGTGAACCGTTTGAGGTTATCATTAAAGAAGACTTAGGCTATGAACATGAAGCAGCTGAGTTTGAAATTGAAGTAACACATTGTCCATTTTGTGGTTCTAATTTAGAATGGGCTAAGCGTGGAGGATATGATGCAGACGAATACGATGAAGACCGATTGGACGTATAACGGTGTTCTATTTACTTCTGATGATGTTATGGATTTTTATGGGTTTGTGTATCGTATTACCAATCTTTCTAACGGATACGACTACATAGGAAGAAAGTATTTTAAAACCGTAAGAAAGCTCAAGCCGCTGGCGGGGTTTAAGAGAAAACGTAAGGTCACAAAAGAAACTGATTGGCAAGAGTATTGGGGATCAAGTAAGAGATTACTAGAAGATATAGAGAAGTTAGGTAAAGAGAACTTCAAACGTGAGATCATATGTCTATGTGAAACACGTGGTGATACAAACTATATGGAAGCAAAAATTCAATTCGATGAAGAGGTTCTATTGAACCCTGAGAATTACAATGGTATTATAGCTATCAAGCTTGGATACGGTTCTGTAAAAAATTTATCAGAAAAGTATGTACAATCTAAACAAAACATGTTATAATATACACAGTATATTTAAAAGGATAAATTATGGTTTTAGTTGATTTTAATGGTTTGGCTATCGGTTCTATTATGGGACAGCTTAGTCATGGTGAAGAGCTTAGTGAGAATTTAGTTAAACATATAATACTCAATAACCTCAGAGTGTATCGTAACAAATACCCAGAGTCAAAGTATGGCAAGATAGTCATTTGTTGTGATAGTTACTCTTGGCGTAAGGATGTATTCCCTGAGTACAAAGCTCAGCGTAAAGCAAATCGTTCTACAGATAAACATGATTGGCCAATGATCTTCGACTTAATAGAAGATACTCTTAATGATCTACGTACTAATTTCCCTTATGCTGTTATTAAGATAGACAGTGCAGAGGCTGATGATATCATAGGTGCATTAACTGTACACAAGTCCATACCTCTTATTGGTGAGGATGTAGTTATTATATCTGCTGATAAAGACTTTATTCAATTACAATCACATGGTCATGTCATACAATGGTCACCTATGTTTAATAAAATGATTAAGGAAGAGAATCCTCGTCGTTACTTATTTGAACACTTACTTAAAGGTGATAGCGGTGATGGTGTTCCTAATGCCAACTCTCACGATGATGTATTTGTGACAGCGGCAAGACAAACACCTATGACTAAAAAAGCTATAGACAAATACTGGGATAATCGTGATGATCTAGAATCTATTATGAAGCCTAATGTCTATCGTAACTTTATGCGTAATGCTCAAATGATTGATCTCGAGAATACTCCAGATGGTATACGTGAGGCAGCTATAAATAAGTACGAGAATTATGATTACCCTGCTCGTTCAAATATACTTACGTATCTAATAGAGCATCGTATGAAAATGTTAATCGATTGTGCTGGAGAGTTTTGAGCGACGAAGAATTATTAGAGTTCATGAGTTATTTTAAAGATGAATTACCTGACCCTGACCACCATCCACAGAAAGTTATGTGGTTATATAAATGGTGGAAGAGTATAGTTATAAGGAATAGAAATGCCGACATATGATTTCAAAAGCAATAAGACTGGTAAAGAGTGGGAAGACACAATGTCTTACAAAGATCTTGATCAGTATTATATAGATCATGACTGCCAACAAGTAATCAATAAGCAACCTACTGTAGTTTCAGGTGTTAAATCT